CAAGATCCTTCTCAGATTGTTTCCAGAATCGCCGAGGTTATCAAGGGTCGTCAGAAAGGTAAGCAACTTGAGACGATAGTTGAAGAAGTATTCGCCCCAGAACCAGCACCAGAAGTTCCAATGGGCGAAGAAGTTCCAGCAGCAGGTATGGCCCCCGTTCCTGCCTCGCAGCCAACTCCAGAACAAATGGGTGCGGCCCCTGCTGCTGGCTCTCGTCCAGATATAGCGTCATTACTCGCATCTATTGCAGGGTAAGGGAGGTGTGATATGAAAAAAGGTGGTCGTGCAAAGGCTCCAATGGCTAAGCCAACTGAAGGCAAGAAGGATATGAAGAAGCCTAAAGGCGGTAAAGTGGCATTTGGATATGCTCCAGCAGGTCGTAAAGGCAAGAAGGCTTAGTGTTACTAGAGAGGATAGAGCGTGGACGAAGATAGAGATTACGTACCACGCTCTGTCACTCTAGCAGATTTTTTAGTAGTGTTATCAGGTTTCTTTGTAAATATAGTGCGAGCTGTAGATATGCTCGCATCAGAACTTTTAGATTTAGCAGTGTATAACGCAAATAGAACAACAAAGGTTTCCAGAGTATGGGAACAGTTCACACAAGATTTAGAGAAGATGGAGGATCCAAATGGCTAGAGGGCCTATGGCAGGTGTATCAGGACCTGGTAAATTCTCCAAGAGAACAGATGGTATTTCTTTTCAATCCACAGAGTACGGCTCAGGTGTAGAGAACGCCGCTAATAAAGCAGGTGCTCCACTAGCAAGTACCCCAGATGTGCGTCCAACATCTCGTAGCGAGATGGGTATGGCTCCAAGTCAAATGGAACCAGTGACTCCGTTATATGCTCCATCACAACGTCCAGATGAACCTGTTACTTCAGGTATCCCAATGGGTCCTGGTCCTGGTCCAGAGATACTAGGTATGCAACCTGCTATGCAGGAAAAATTATCAACTGCTCTTGCTCGTATGCTTCCTTACGACCAAACAGGAGAAATTGAAATTCTATATCAGCAGGCTTTAGCGCGAGGGAACTGATGGCTGATAATCTCAAAGCAACTGCTCTTGCAGCGGGTCTTAGTGAGAAAGAATATAAGTTAATCTCAAGTTTGAATAAAGCTCAAAATGCTCATAGAGGATTACTTAATTTACCTGCTCCAGTAGCACAAAAAGTTTATGAAACTAAGTACACGCCAGCGCAACAGGCTAGTCTTAAGCAAACATACGGAGAGACAGACCCTGTAACTCAACCCAATCGTGGTTGGCTTGGAACTGCGTGGCACTATACAGGCGGTATGGCAGCGGCTGGCTTCGGAAAACTTCTTGCTGGCTTACAAAATGTTTCTGATTTATCTACACGCGCTTATCGTACTGTTACTATTGCTGGCACAGAGAACATTAGCCTTGCAGATGCGTGGGATGAAGCAAACGATAAAGGCGATAAGAAGTTTAATGCTGATCGTATTGCTGTTGCTCGTGCTAAATATGGTGCTCCAGCAATTTCTGTAGCAATGAAACTATCCTCTGGTGAGGATTTCGGTAAGATTGTAAAAGAAGCAACACCAGAAGAGCAAAAGTATTTGATGCTTGCCCGTAAAAAAGGTGGAACTCCAGAAGAGCAAGAGAATTTTCAAGATGCTCTTGATACAGTAAGCGCAGCTAAGTATTCTCCAGGTCGTCAATTTGCTAACCTTATTGACGCTGTTACACCTGGTGACCTTGTTAAGAATGGCTTTATGTATAAGGCCATCTCAGGTGCTGTAGATGCAGCCTATCGAGTACTTGCAGATCCGCTTCTCGTAGCTGGAAAGATTAAGCGTGGCGCTGATATATCACGCTACGCACTAGATGTCCTTATTGGTGGCAAAGCGCAAAAAAGTGCTTTTTTCTTTCAAGCACAAACTCTTGATGATTATTTTGCTGCTCCTAAAAACATTGCATTTTGGGATCAGTATGGCGGGTTGCTTAAAGAATATAAAACTGCTAAGACAGCCAAGGATACTGGTAAGCAGGTAGACCTAGCCAAGCAGATGAGCATTCTTGCTCCAGAGTTTGGTCCTGCTGTTATTGATAATTTTATCAGCGTTAACCTGCCAGTTCAAGATGCTCTCAGCGCTAAGGCATTTTTCCAAAATGCTAAAAATGTGGATGAGATTATGAAGGGCCAGATTGGACGCAGACGCGTCTTGATGCCTACCCTTAATGCTCAGCGTAAGGCAAGAGTTGCATTCCTTACTGGCGCTAACAAAGTATTTAACATTGACCGTATCGGTCCTACGCTTATTGATGACACTTTCTTTGGTGAAGCAGCAACCGATGATGGTATTGCTAAGAGCTTTACCGATGGCGTAGAAAAAATTGTAACTAAACTCAAGGCAGATGCTAACCCTAAAGAAGTTGGTTACTTCTCTACAGCGATGGTTAAGCGTCGCATTGATAAGTTTGGTGCCAAGTTCACTCCAATTCCATACGCAGCTATGGAAGGTATGGATCTTCTTGCTAAGGATTCACCACAACAGATGTACCGTTTGGCACGTCTGATTATGCCAAAGCGTGAATCACAACTATTTGCTCAGTCATTTTCCAATGCTGATGAAGGTACACGTAAGTTGATGTATCAAGGTATGTGGCAGACTATTGCAGATTTCAAGGGTATGAGAACATCTGAGACTGGTCAAACAGTTACTCGTTTTGTTACTGGAAAAGAAAAGCCAACCTTTGCGCTAACAGTCAAAGGAAAGAACCCATCGGTTCCAGTAGGCACAGAAGAGTCAATCGCTCTTGTTCCGACAGATTTATCAAGTTGGGTATCTGCTCCATCAATGGCAGATGTTAATCGCCTTGTTGCTCGTGATACAATTATTAAAAAGATTATGGGAATCCCCCACGCAGCATTTACTGAGAAGATAACATCTGCTTGGGTCTTCTTAACTCTTGCTGGTCCTCGTTATGCTATCCGTAATGCCACAGAAGACTTAATGGTTAACCTTGCTATTGGTCGTAATCCTTGGGGAGTACCTGTAGCAAAGCATCTATCTACTCGCTGGCGTACCGCAATACAGATGCCTAAAGGTCTTACTACTGCTGAGAAGGTAGTACAGAATCCTCTTGGCGCAATTATGCGTATTGTCAATAAGAACGAGTCGCAGAAGTATGGCGCGGAAATGAAAGCAATTCAAGAACGCGGCGGAAGTTTAGATGAAGTACGTGAAGTATTTGCTCGTGCTTTAAGCGAAGGCAAGATGAATCGTTTTTACAAGGCTATCGGTCTAGGTAAAGTTGTAGAGCGTGAAGCTGCATTTCTTGCTAAGCAGATTAGATACGGAAACCTTGACAATGCTCTAGGAGATGTTGTTGAAAGTGGTAAGGCTCTAAATACTGGCCTTGACTACACCGCATCTGCTGTTAACTATCAGCGCAGGTCAGGATCTCGTGTTGTTGCACTTGAGGTTAATGTCGATAAGAACATTAAGAAAGTCAAAGGTGGCAAAGGCTACGTTCGCCAAGCCCCACTTCAGGATGAAGCAAGCCAGACTGCGTGGCTACTTCGTATTGGCTATTATGCTAATGATGAACTTGGAACAAAAGTTCTAGCAAACCTTGATGATAGAGAAAAGGCTGTAGGTCTTGCTAAACAATGGCTTGATGAAAACCCAGAGATTGCAAGTCGTTTCCGCTGGAAAGATTTTGATACAGATAATCAAGGCCACGCCGAGAATATCTATGATGGAATTAAACAGATTATGGTCAAGTCTGATGATGAGACTATCAATACAGATTTGCTTAATAAAATTCGTACTTGGGATGAAGAAGCTCAACAATATAACATCACAGGTAAGCTAAGTATAGACGATTTGCCAACATTAGAAGCTGATGTTCCTTCGTATATCATCGGCCCTAAGTTAGTTGCAGTATCTGAATCTGGTAATTACACCGCATCTATCCAAGAATTAGGTTATACCTGGCTTGGAGAGGCTAACGCTCGTATGAGCCGTGAGCCAATAGTTATGTGGAATATGATTCAGATGCGTAAAGACTTTGAAAAGACAGGTTTTGAGGATGCCTTTATCAAGGCTCACCTTGCTGGTATAGATCCAGCAGATACTAAGGCTATCGAAAAAGCCAAAGATTTTGCAGAACGCAAGTTGGCTGAGATTGTAGAAGATAGAGCAGTGCTACAAACTCTTGCGTTTGTAGATAATCCTATGGTTCAAAGCCAGTTTGCGTTCTCTATCCGTAACTTTGCACGTTTCTATCGTGCATCTGAAGACTTTGCACGTCGTATTACCCGCGTTGTTAAGTACAACCCAGAGGCAATCGTTAAAGCAAGCCTTACCTATGAAGGCATTACTCACTCTGGTTGGATTCAAGAAGACGATAAGGGTGAACCATACTTCGTCTATCCTGGTATGACAGAGATTTACCGTGTAGTTCAAGGCGTGATGACTGCTCTTGGTGTACCAGCAGAGTTTAAGACTCCATTCCCTGTGGAATTTGGCGCAAAAGTCAAAATGCTTACGCCATCATTGAACCCAGATTCGTTAATGCCTACGTTTGCAGGTCCATTATCTGCAGTATCTACCAAGGTTTTTAGTAATATCGTAAGTATCTGGTCACCAGGCGCTGCAGATACCATCACACGTATCGCACTTGGTCCTTATGCTGAAGATCAACCAATGGTTTCAGCTTTCTTGCCAGCCCATATTAACCGTATCTACGCAGCAATGAACCAAGATGAGCGTGATGGTCAGTATGCCAGCGCTATGCGTAAGGCTATGACCTATCTTGAGTCATCTGGTAATGGTCTTGTACAGAAGTACACCACCAATGATGCAGGAGAACAGGTACCAGTTCCTTTTACCGCACAAGAACTTGAGGATTACCGTATTCGTTTGAAGAATACAACTCTTTCAGTTCTAGGTTTGCGTGTTGCATTTGGTTTCTTTGCGCCAGCATCACCACAAGTACAACTCCGTAGTGATATGGCTGAGTGGGTTCGTGATAATGGTAAGGCTAACTTCAAGCAGGCTTGGTACAGCGTACTATCACAGTATCCTGGTGACTATGACTCAGCTATGAAGAAGTGGGTTGAACTATATCCAGACCAGATTCCATTTACGGTATCTGAATCAGACCGCTCAACTGTTGCTTACTTCCGCTATGCTGAAGAATCAGGTAATTTTGTCGATCAGAACCAAGACCTATTCAAAAGATTCCCACAAGGTGCAGCATTCCTAATTCCTCATAAAGAAGGTTACTCGTGGGATGCTTACAAGACTATGACAGATATGGGTCTTCGTAAGAATAAGACGGTATCTGATTTCTTGCGTGAGGTTCAAACCGCTGCAGATATGCAAACTTACTTTGAACGTAAAGATACCTTTGAGAAGTCTTTGACTGAGGTTGGTACAGATTATGAACGTGCTCAACTTCGCAAGGAATGGAATAGCTGGGCGCAAGTATTCAAGGCTGGTCGTCCATTGATTCAAGAAGAACTTGCCCAAGGCGGTAAGCGTGCAGTAGAACGCCTTAATGCTCTTAATGATTTAAGAAAAATGCTTGATGATAAAAATGTATATCGCACAAGTCCAGTAACTGCCAAGACTTTGAAGCAGATGTTGGATGTGTACGATAAATATACAGATGCCAAGAAAGAGTTTCAGGCTATATCTGGTAGTAGATATCTTCTTCAAATTGAAGAAGATGACGCTATTGCAAAGTTACGACAATTAGCAGATACGAATGAGAATACTCGCAGTGCTTATGCGGTTCTGTTCTCAAGATTGATGGGAGAATAAAGTGTCAATGAGTATGCCAATGTCACCAGGCGCTGGAGACGTAACTCCCACAGGTCTTCGTCCAGGATATACCCCTCCATCTTATCAAGCGCCTGCAGAACCACAACCAGATCTCAAGGCTTACATTACGAGTATTACTAATAGCGGTCCTAACGCAATTAAATTGTTCTCAGAGCGTCTACGTCAGACTCCATACTACAGAGGAAAAGCAGTAACTACCCTTACGCCTGCTCTTCTTAAGGGTATTACCGCTATGGAAGAGGCTCGCGTTACCCTGCGTAGCTATCGCGGCGATATTGACCGTACTGCATTCTTAGTTGAATCTATTTCACAAGGCGCAACAGGCGCAGGTCGTGGTCCATCTACAACTATCCAGCGTAAGATTTCTACCAAACTTGAAGCGCAGACTTTGATTGATGAAATCTACAATGATGTTCTAGGTCGTGCTCCAACGCAGGCTGAGTTTGATAAGTACTTCAAGAAACTCACAAAGCGTGAAAAAGATATGCCAACCAAAACAACCTATTCTGGCGGTAAGACCAATGTCGTAACTCAGACTGGTGGACCAGACGTTCAGCAATATCTCTATAACCAGATTTCAGGCACTGATGAGGCAAAAGCCCGTCAAGTATTTAGTTTCTATGATGTCTTCAAGAAGGCGCTAGGTGTTGACTAATGGCAACAGCACAAGAGTTAATTAGGCAACAACAAGAGACTGACGAAAAAAAACGTAAAGACGCTCTCAAAACCAAAGCTGCAAAAGATGCTGCTACCCTTGCTAGCCTTAAACAATATCAACAAACAGAACTGATAAATAAACAAGCTGAGTGGATAAAGCGCCGTGATTCTCTTGTTAAAGAGATTACTAATAGCGGTGGCACTAAAAATCCACTTAACGCTTCTAAAATTGATAACCTAAATAAGGTTCTTAAGGACCTTAGCGGAATCGATACCACTCTTGCTCGCTTAAAGAAAGAAGGCGAGAAGGCTACCGCAGAATCTAATCGTCCTAAAGGCGTACCCGCTACTGCTAAGTACGATCCTGCTACCAAAACTTGGTCAGGTGGCGGAAATAAATGGGATTCCACTGGAAAGCCTATTACTCAAGGAGGACCAACAGGAACTCCTGCTGAAAAACCAGTAACACAAACAGGATTTACAACTAATAAATCAGGCATCCTTCTCAGAGATGGACAGACTTACTCGGGAGTTTACGAGGGTAAGACCTACAAGGATGGTAAGGTTGTCACTACTTCATCCACTGGTGCTGGCAAAGGTACGGGTACAGGAACGGGTACAGGAACGGGCACAGGAACGGGCACAGGTACTGGCGCTGCTGCTGGAACTAAGGATGGTCCAACAGGTCCTAAAACTAAGAAAACTTTTGAGGAAATCTTTGCTGATGCACAAAAGACCTATGGCGATATTGATGAAATTTTTAAGCAAGATGACCAACTAAGAAAACTTCTAGAAGATGCAGTAACTAACGGATTACAGCCTACAGAATTTCTCAATCGTCTTAAGGGAACAGATTGGTGGCAAACCAAGGCTGGAACCGTACGTCAACGCCAGTTTGAAATGCGTGAGTATGACCGTCAGTACAATAAGTTAGACAAGAACGCTCCAGATTATGAGCAAAAACTAGCTACTCTTAATACCGAGAGTGCGTATGGTCGTGGAATATCTGACCTATACGAGAGAATTAAAGCTGGTCGTGATGCTCGCGGTGCAGCATTTGATGATGCAGAAGCATTGAACATTGCTAAGAGTCTATACAACCTTGCATTTGAAGGTAATGAACTTCGTATCAATAACAAGATTTCTGAATACATCACAGCATCTGGTGCTCTCAAAGGTCAGGCTGGCAAAGAGTTACAGGCTCTACGAGAGACTGCTCGCGCTAACGGATTTGACCTAGAGAAGGATCCATTGTTCTCTGGTCAGTTGACTTCGTGGCTAAAGCAGATTGCAACAGGAAAGCCAATAGAAGACTTCCAGCAACTCATCCGCGATGAGGCTGCAAAGAGACAAGACTCGGCTTATGTTAGAGACTTACTCCGTAGCGGATATAACCTAGATGGTGTCTATGGAAACTACATAGCACGTATAGCATCTGCCTTTAATATAGACCCGAATACAATCAAGGTGGACGACCCATTACTTAAAGGAATCTTTACTGATAAGGGTGGAATTACCTTTAGTCAGTTTGATGCTTTACTGCGTAAAGACCCACGTTTTGGTCAGACTCCTGCCGCTGGTGCTGCTGAAGACTTAAAGCAATCCATTGCTGATAGAGCTATCGCTCTTGGTATTGGAAAACTTAGCGAAGCAGACCTTGCCCAGATTACTGAGAGCGCACTTGCTCTTGGACTTGGAGCATCCTCTTCTCTAGTCGATAAACTTATCCGAGCCAAGTTCACCTATACACCTGGCAAGGAAGTTACTGGAGCAGCAGGACAAGCGCTGACTCAACTACGTGCAACTGCTGCAGCTAATGGCTTTGATTTAGATAAACAGTTTGGTACTGAACTTAACTCTTGGCTTACTGGATTGCTTGAAGGTGAAAGCCTTGATACCTATAAGGCAAGGATTCGCGCTGCTGCAAAGATGGGTCTACCAGATAAGGTAGCAGCTTTACTTGACCAAGGTACAGACCTTGAAACAATCTATGCTCCATATAAAAACATTATGGCAAACGTATTAGAAATCAACCCAGAAACTATTAAACTTAACGATCCAACCCTACGTTCTGCTATTGGGTCTGATAAGGAAATGTCGCTATATGAGTATCAAAGAGCACTTCGCAAGGACCCACGTTGGCAGTATACCAACAATGCTCGTGAAGATGTTTCTAATTCCGCATTCACAGTTTTACGTAACTTCGGATTCCAGGGGTAATAATGGCAGAGATAAAGTTTGGTGCATATTCAGTCGCATACTATGGCGATGTAACAAAAGCCGATAGACCTAAAAGTTCTGGCTTAACTTTAGTTCCAACAAATCGTTACAGCGGTAAACCAGTTGTTGATACTGATGTTGCCTATTATGGAAATAAACCAGGCGATGTTGTTGAGCGACTCTACAAAGATGGAGAATTGGCCTTTGGTCTTATCAATAACAAAGTATATGAGGCTGGATTTGAAGTACCTAAAGAAGCGGTTCAGGCCGCCCCTAATGTTAACTATGCCGCATTTGCAGGAGAACTTGCTACCCTTGGTTTAAGAACTCCAGTCGGAACAGGTGGTTCCGAGTTTGTTCGTGACGCTGCAGCAGAAAAAAAACTTGTTGAACAAATAAGAAAAAACCTTAAGACTGGTGGTAATATTTTTGAAGGTGTTACTGGGGCTGGGGTACTTGGTACTAAGAATGTCACAAGAGAAAATATAGCAGCCGCTTCCGATGAAGAACTTATTGCATACGTTGGTGGCGTAAACAAAGAAGGTGTTATTGGTGCCAATTATGGAATCAATGCTATGTATGACCCATATTCTGCCCCTGTTGATTTGGCTCGCTTGCCTGGTGGCTTAGGATACGGCACAGGTAAATATGGTGGCACAGGCCCAGGACAGTACGAAAGAGGCTCTCGTGCAATTACCGAATCAGATATTCTTGCACTTGCTAAACTTGTAGGGGCTACTATTACTGACCGCACAGGTCCCGCTATGCAGGCTGGTGCTGATGCAACAAAACAACTTCAATCTATTTTTGCAAACGACCCATCTTGGCTAAGAAGAGAACAAGCAAGAGATGCACTATCTTATGGTCTTCCTGGCTATCCTGGAGATCCTGCGCGAATGAGCACTTCTGCAAAAGGTGCAACTGGTGGTGCTGGTGGTGCTGGAGCGACAATGGGCCCTAATGGTGTTATGACCTATACCGCATCTGATGGAAAACAATTTACAACTTCTGATGCTTACACTTTATATCAAGCAAATCTTGACGATAAACTAGAAAACCGTAAATCTGCTTATGACTTGCTATATCAGCAATTTCAAGATTATGGCCTTGGAGCTTTAGTGGCCCCACTCAAAAGTCTTATCGAAGAGAACGTATCACCATCTGAATTTACCCTACGTCTACGTGAGACAGATGCCTACAAGAAACGTTTTGGTGCTAACGCACAGCGCATTCAAAAAGGACTACGTGCTTTATCTGAAGCCGAATATATTGGCCTTGAAGATCAATACCAAGATGTAATGCGTCGCTATGGATTACCTGAGAGTTATTACACCAAGGGTGATATGGGCCGCCAAGAAGGATTTGAAAAGTTTATCGGCGGAGATGTGTCGCCTGCTGAACTAGAAGACCGCGTTCAAACAGCACAACGCAGAGTCTTAAATGCTCCTAAAGAAATTAAAGATGCACTTACTCAGTTCTATGGAGCAGAGGTTGGTAATGGCGACATTCTAGCTTATGTCTTAGACCCTGGTAAGGCTATCGAAAACATAAAGCGTAAAGTAACTGCTGCTGAAATTGGCGGTGGCGCTATGCGGGCAGGATTAAATGTATCTCGCACCAGAGCAGAAGAACTTGAAATGGCTGGAGTCACTAAGGAAGCAGCGCAACAAGGATTCGGAACTATCGCAAGTGGCTTAGAACGTGGTCGCCAACTATCAGAAATTTATCAGCAACCTGATTACACTCAAGCGGTAGCAGAGGCAGAAGTCTTTGCTCTACCTAATGCTGAACAAGCACGTCGCCAAAGACGTAAAATTGGACAACTAGAGACAGCCGCATTTGGTGGCACCACTGGAATGACTGGTGGAGCTCTAGGGCGCGAACGCGCTGGACAATACTAAGCCTGCTAACGGGACGACTGGTCCGTTAGAGAGATATCAAAACCAGTAGTAGAAGCCATACAGAAATCCCCCGAATCTGTATGAGGTCTACGTAAACTAAAACGAATGGGAGAAGGACCTATGTCCAACTACGACTACGAAGATGACGACTTTGATACCGATAACGGTAATGACCTCGTCAAACAGTTGCGAAAAGCAAATAAGCAAAAAGAGAAAGAACTTGCTGAATTAAAATCTCAGTTTGAATCTATCTCTAAATCCAACCGTGAACGAGCAATCAAAGATGCCCTTGCTAGTCGCGGGGTAAACGGCAAAATTGCCGCATTTATCCCACAGGATATAGACCCAACTGAAGAGTCTGTATCTAAATGGCTGGAAGATTATGCCGATGTATTCGGCTATGAAACCCAGTCTAACCAGGCAACACCTAATGTAGATCCAAAGCAGGCTGCTGCATATCAACGGATGACTAATGTTGTAGAACAGGGAGCTACTCCTGAGTTCCAAGCAGATGTTCATCGTAGGTTGATGAATGCAAATAGCCGTGAAGAACTGGATGAAATTATTAGGTCGTCTGGTCTCTAAGACCGAACCTATCCGAAAGGCAAGATAAATGGCAATTCCTACAGGTACATTGACGCAAATTTCGTCAATGCAAAACCTTGTACAGAGTGCGTACGATCAGTATGTTCGTATGGCTCTTCGCTCCATCCCAGTGATGCGTGCGTTGGCTGATGTTAAGCCAGTACAGCAAGCAATGCCAGGTTCGTCAGTTGTATTCTCCATTTACTCAGATCTCGCAACAGCGACTGGTACATTGACAGAAACTTCTGATGTTTCCTCCATTGCTCTTGGTAACCCATCACAGGTTACTGTAACACTTAATGAGTACGGCTCAGCCGTAACAACAACCAAGAAGTTGAACCTAACTTCTTTCAACGATGTTGATGCAGCCCTTGCTGACATCATTGCATATAACGCTGCCGATTCTATTGATAGCGTTGTAGCATCCGTTCTTACTGGCGGAAGCAACGTAATCTACGGTGGCGCAGCAACTGGTACCAACTCAATCACCTCTTCAGGTACCATCACTTCTGCTAACATCCGTAAGGCTGTTGTTCAGCTACGCAGCAACAAGGCAGTTCCTCGTATCGGAGAACTCTATGCTGCATATCTACACCCACGTCAGTCTGCTGACCTCCGTGCCGAATCAGGTACTGGTGGATTCCAGGAGCTAACCAAGTACGTTGATCGTACTCCGTTCGTTGCTGGAGCAGTCGGCGTTCTTGAAGGTGCATTCATTGTTGAAACACCTCGCGTTCCATCTGCTGCTAATACACAATCACCAGCCGTCACTGTTTACTCAGCGATTGTTGCTGGTCGTGAAGCACTCGCTGAAGCACTTGTTCAAGATACATCAGTTGTAATTGGTCCAGAAATTGACGCTCTGCGCCGTTTCCGCACCATCGGCTGGTATACCTTCGCAGGCTGGAATCGCCTACGTGAAGCGTCTCTATATCGCATTGAGACTGCAACTTCTATCAACTAGTAGTTGATTGACTATCGAGCAGGGCCTAGAAATCCTGCTTGGTGGTGAGTCAATTCTGAAAGGAAGAGATGCCATACACATTGACAACGCCTTGGCGTTGGGAAACTTGGGGCGCTGATTACACTCAGTTCACTCCATACGCTCGCCTTGCTGGTAGGCCAATAACTGGTGGTTCGATAACAGGAACTATCAATCCATTCCTTACTGATATTCCTCGTGGCTATACATTCATCGTTAATGGAACTACTGTTACCACAGAACAGACACCAAGCCAAGACACACTGGCTGCTGCTGATTCATATTATCTTGGCGGAACTACCAATACAATTAGTGATGCTGAAGCACAGATATTTATTGATGCAGGATACTCGGAGTACCTTACACAACTATGACAAATTCTAATTGCAGATCTGGTTGCAAAACCCAAGACCACGAATCTTATTCTGACTGTCTACAAGAAGCAAACTTTGGTTTCACAGGATGCTTTCCTACTAGACGAGGTTGGGATAAAGACAAAGAAAAGAACTGGGATAAAGAATTGGATTCTTACTACTCTGCTGTAAGGCAAGGAGTAGAACCAATATCCACCAAGAAAAAAGATATAGACGCAGCAATGATGTTATCTAATGAGGCTGGTAAAGCCTTTGATGGAAACACTCTAAACTTTAAGGAGAACTAAAATGCCAGCAAATGACCCAAAGCAATATGACAGCAAGTATGTTGCAGAAGAAAACGAATACCTACCTTGGCCTTCAGATACCAATGACAAGCCATTTATGACCTATGAGAAGCTAATGACTGGTGCTCCAGGAAAGTCTGCTAAGTGAAGAAGACAAAGGGTGCTAAGAAGGTCGCTAAGGTTATGCGTGAGTATAAGAAAGGCGAACTTAATATCGGTAAGTCTGCTAAGAAAGTTAAGTCCCGTAAGCAGGCTGTAGCCATTGCTTTGTCAGAAGCAGGGATGTCTAAGAAGAAAAAGAAGTAATGTCTTCTGGGCAACATAAGACACACCGAGGCTTTAATTCTGTCCAGATTAAAAACGGATTGATTGTTAGACTTAACAAGAATGGCACAGTCCGTGCCGTCTTAGGAAAGTACGGAGAATATGGAAAGAAAAACAAAGCGTGATTCACGTCTTGCAAGAGCTGGCGTTGCGGGTTTCAACAAACCCAAGCGTACGCCTAGCCACCCAAATAAGAGCCACGTTGTGGTTGCCAAAGAAGGATCTCAGGTCAAGACAATTAGATTCGGACAACAAGGCGTAAGTGGCGATAAGCAACCAACTGCTAGACAAAAGTCATTCAAAGCAAGACATTCAAAGAACATAGCCAAAGGCAAGATGAGCGCCGCGTATTGGGCAGATAAGGTGAAGTGGTGAAGAAGAAAGCGTTTTGGGATACAAAGAATCCTAAGAAGACATCTAAGAAACTGACACCTGCACAAAAGAGCGCTGCTAAGGCTCGCGCTAAAGCAGCAGGTCGTCCATATCCTAATCTGATAGACAACGCAGCAGTAGCAAAAAAGAAGAAGTAAGGAGTAAACAGTGGCACTAGGAGTTGCAGGTACTACTCTCAATGCAGAGTTAAATCGTCTAGCAAATGCTGGAACCTATCGGATATCTGCTGATATGGTAGATATGGCTAAGGCAGCCCAGCAATGGGCAGCGCAACGAAGTGTCACTCTTACCGTAACAGATACCGTAGGAGTATTAAATGAAATTGCTGGCATCGCTTCTAAAGCCGATTGGCTTGATTTTAGCGGTGTATGTAATTACATCGCTTCTACTTCTGGCTTACCTGCAGCGGCTGCTCTCAGGGCGGTATCTACCTGATGAGTGCGAAATATAATTTAATCTGCGACCAAGCAACCACATTTACTTTCCAGTTCCAAGTTCAGAACAATGTTAGCGGAACTACTACACCTTGGAACCTGACAGGATACACAGGAACAATGACAGTGCGCCCCTTTGTTGGCGCATCTACAACAACAGTTGTGGCTTCTACTGCCAATGGTCGTATGGTCTTTGATGATATCAATGGTCGAGTAACAGTAACTCTGTCATCTACCATTACGGGCGATATTGATGCTGGTCGATATGCCTATGATTTAGTTTTAGATTCAGGAACTACCGTAACAAGAATCCTTGAAGGTAAGTTCATTGTGACAGGAGCCGTGACTACGTGAGTACTATTATCGTAATTGAGTCAATCACTCCACAAGTTGCAGTAGAGTTTTCAGCAGACCAAGGAGCACAAGGTGGCGTAGGAGTCACAGGTCCTACAGGTCCGACAGGACCGACTGGTCCTGCAGGTTCTACAGGCTCTACAGGTGCCACTGGTATTACAGGTCTTACAGGTCCAACAGGACCCACAGGCGATACAGGGGTAACAGGTCCGACAGGACCCACAGGACCGACAGGCGTTACAGGCCCTATCGGAGTTACTGGAGCAACAGGCCCAGTTGGTGCTACAGGACCAGAAGGAGTAACTGGCCCAACAGGTCCAACTGGACCTATAGGAGCCACAGGACCTATTGGCGTAACAGGAGCCACAGGTTCAGTAGGAGTCACAGGAGATACAGGCCCTACGGGCGCTACAGGGCCTATAGGAGCCACTGGACCGCAGGGTGTTACAGGCGATACAGGTCCAACTGGACCGATTGGTGTTACTGGTCCAATGGGACCAACAGGTGCAACAGGACCAGTAGGGGCAACAGGTGCTACTGGGCCAACAGGTGCTGACGGACAATCTGCTAACTATTATGATTATGTAGCAAAGACAACCGCAACAAGCGGTTCGCCAGGAAGTACATTCCTGCTATGGAATAACGCTACACAGACTTCAGCAACTCAAATCAACATTGATCATATCAATGCTGACAATATCGACGTAGATATTTTCCTTGCGTTGCTTAGCACAAACGACGTTCTTATTATTCAAGATAGCAGTAACTCTGATAACTATCAGAAGTGGGAAGTTTCTGGCTCAATCACAATCATCCCAAATGATTACGTTGAAGTTCCAGTAACCCTTATTACATCTGCTGGTACTGGTAGTACAGGCTTTGCCAATAACGCAAGCGTAATTCTAGCAATCGTATCTGCTGGTGTTATCGGACCTACAGGTCCAATCGGTGCTACTGGTCCTACTGGACCACAAGGCGTTACAGGCCCAACTGGTCCTATCGGAGCTACAGGACCTACAGGTCCACAAGGTACTGCTGGTGATGTAGGAGCGACAGGTCCAACTGGCCCTATTGGAGCAACAGGTCCTATCGGTGTTACAGGTCCTACGGGTGCTACTGGCCCACAAGGTGATATTGGTGCTACTGGTGCAACGGGTCCTACAGGACCTGCTGGTATCACAGGCCCGACAGGACCGACGGGTGCAACTGGTCCAACTGGTGCTAGTGCAACAGCGTTGCCAGATATCCTGATGCTAGGCGGTATGTGAAGTTCTTTGACAGAGTTATTGTTATCAATGTCAATAGACGTTCAGATCGTTTAGAGCAGTTCCGTAAAGAAGCCGAAACAGTTGGCTTTGACTTTGAAATACATCCTGCTTTAGATGGAAAGTTTCTAGGTATGGACCCGATTGTGGCTGGCAGGCTAAGCCACATAGAGGTTCTACGGAAGATAAAGCCAGATGAGATGGTCCTTATCTGTGAAGATGATGCTAAATTTAGACAAGATTTCGTACAATCTTTAGATGAATATATGGCAGACCTACCGCAGGACTGGGATATCTTTTATTTGGGAGCCGTAAAGAATGAGACTAAGCCAGTCAATAAACACTGGGTTAGGCAGGTAGTCTCAACAGGAACTCAAGCCTATTGTGTCAATCCTGCTAAGGTAGACTTGTTTATCCAGATAGCCAGAGAGTTTGACCGCCATATAGACATTGCCTATAGGGTTTGGGCTAACAGGACTAACGCCTATATTGCCCACCCAAACCTGGTAATTCAGCACGATGGATTCTCAGATTTACGCGGCGAGTTAGTCTCTGATTTCCAAGGCTTTCAGTAGAATTGTGGTATGAGATTCCACGTAGTAGCACTACCCCACACACAGGTAACTAAAGATTTCGCAGGTTGTGCGTACACTGAAAAGGTACGCAGATTCTGCAATATGATGAAGGGCTTAGGCCACACAGTCTATCTCTACGCAGGCGAAGAGAATGAAGCTGATGTAGACGAACTTATCCCTTGTATCACAGAGACACAGCGACGTATCGTTGTAGGCAATAAGCCTTATGTAGAGGCTCCGTTCAACTATAAGTTGCCACATTGGGAGAAGTTTAATAAGAAGGCTGCTGCTGAGATACGCAAGCGTGCAGAACAAAAAGACTTTGTATGTGTAATCGGTGGCGGTTCACATCAACCAATAGCACTGGCTCTACCAGGAATGATGGTAGTTGAGTTTGGCGTTGGATACTCTGGAGTATTTTCTAACTACCGAGTATTTGAATCTTATGCTTGGATGCACGCAGTCTATGCTCAGCATAGAGATGCAGCAACAGTAGATGGTAATTTTTTTGATGCAGTAATTCCAGGTTACTTAGATCCTGAGATGTTCCCAATGGGTAAAGGCGATGGAGATTATTACCTGTATATCGGAAGAATGATTCCGAGAAAAGGTATAGACATTGCAGCGCATATCTGCAGGACTATCGGAGCAAGACTTATCTTTGCAGGTCCTGGCGACCATATACCAAGCTATGGTGAGTATCTAGGCCCAGTAGGACCTGAGAAGCGTGCAGAGTTAATGGGTGGAGCAATAGCAACATTTGTTCCAACGCTATACCTAGAACCTTTTGGCAATGTGAACATTGAATCACAAGCCTGCGGAACTCCTGTTATTACTACAGACTGGGGTGCATTTACTGAAACTGTTGTAGAAGGCGTTACAGGTTTTAGATGTAGAAATGTAGAAGAGTTTATCTTGGCAACACAGAACGTCAAGAACTTAGATAGGCAGGCTATCAGAGATAGGGCTATATCGCTCTACTCAGTAGATGTCATAGCAAAGCAATATGAAAAGTATTTCCACAGACTAGAGACTCTGTGGGGAGATGGCTGGTATACGGAAGGAAATAATGCCAACACTGTCCGAGATGATCAACGAGGTGAGAACTAACCTACAAGGTTATTCACTCCGTCAAGATCGCATCACTTATGTCAATAACACTGCTGGTCTGACAACTACCAGTTTAGAAATTCAAGTTGGTTCTGCAGACAACCTTGCTAAGGGTCTAATTGAAATTGATGATGAGTTGGTTTGGATTGACTCCTTCAATAAAACAACAAACACTCTTAACGTAATGGGTGCTCCGACTAACCCGATTGGTCGCGGCTTCCAAGGAACAACAGCATCACCTCACGCTAGATATGCCCAAGTAACTCTGGCCCCAACATTCCCACGAGTATCTATCAAGAAGGCTATCAACGATACTATCAACTCTTACTACCCTAAACTATGGGCAGTAAGTTCAACTACCTTTACCTTCAATGCTTCTCAAACAACTTATGCTCTGCCAGATGATTGCGAGCAAATTCTTTATATGTCTTGGCAGACCACAGGCTCTTCTCAGGAATGGCTACCTATCAACCGTTGGCGCATTGACCCAATGGCAAACTCTGCAACCTTTAATACAAATGTTACGGTGAATATCTATGAAAACATACAACCTGGTCGTACCGTTCAGGTCTGGTATACAACAGAACCCAATACCCTTGATGCTAGTAGCGATGACTATGAGGACGTTACTGGTCTACCTGGTAGTTCTTATGATGTCACTGTACTCGGTGCTTGCTACAAACTTCTCTCTTTCCTTGACACTGGTCGTATAAATCTATCTAGTGCTGAGGCTGACCTTAATGACACCAAGAACCCATACAACTCTGGTGCATCTGCTTCTCGTTATGTTTTTGCCTTGTATCAACAGCGCCTAAATGAGGAAGCGTTGAAGTTGCAAGACAAGTATCCAATTCGTATCCACTACACCAAGTAAGGAAGGCTAATGACCAGACAATACTCGTCGATTAGCGTTGAGACGACGCTTGCCTCAACAATATCGTCTAGCGCCACAACAATGACTGTGGCAACAGGGACTGGCTCTGCCTTGCTCGGTGGAGTCACACTAGCAGCAGGTAACGTAGACCAGTTCACCGTTGCTATTGACCCTGATACCACCAATGAAGAAATTGTATTCGTAACAGGAGCATCCAGCGATACATTCACAATCGTCAGAGCACGTGCTGGAACATCTGGTGTACAACATACATCAGGTGCAACAGTCAAGCACGTACTAACTAGCGATGATCTTAACGCTTTCAAAGCATCTATCTCACCTGTAACAAACGTAGGCTTTGCTGGTTCTACCTCTGGTACCACTACGGTCCAAGCTACAGCAGTAGCAGGAACAACTACGCTGACCCTGCCTGCAGCAACAGATACTTTGGTAGGTAAGGCAACAACAGATACGTTGACTAATAAGACACTTACTAGCCCAACTCTTAATACACCTACCATCAATGATGCTAGGCAGAACTTAACTCTTAATGCCCAGACTGGTACCACATATACCTTGGTGATAACCGACAATGGTCGCCTTGTTACCTTGAGTAATGCTGCTGCCATAACACTGACTGTGCCACTAAATGCAACTGTTGCATTCGCAACTGGCGCAGTTATCAACATCCAGCAAATCGGAGCAGGGCAAGTAACAGTGGCTGGAGCAGCAGGAGTTACAGTTACTGGAACTGGAACAAAGTTACGGACACAGTATTCAGCGGCAGCCTTAGTCAAGACTGGCACTGATTCTTGGACAATGATTGGAGACTTGAGCGCCTAATGCCTACATATAAAGTTCTAGCGCAGAGCGCACCTACTGCTGCTACTGCAACAACTCTTTACACAGCAACAAATGCAACGATTGTATCTACACTCAATGCCTCAAACATTGGTGGCACACAAGACACTATCCGCGTTGCTGTTCGCCCAGCAGGTGCAACCTTGGCTAACCAGCACTACATCGCCTACGGAGTACCGCTGGCAGCAGGAGCAGTCTTCAGTCTTCAAGGCGGTATCACATTGGCTAACACAGATGTCATCACAGTCTATTCAACGACTGGCAACACTTCATTCTCAGCGTTCGGATCGGAAGGTAACTGATGAGCGTAGGAATTATTGGCGGAACAGTAAGCCCATCTACAGCATATACAACTAATGCTCAGACTGGAACTACATACACTGTCGCATTAACAGATTCTAATAACACTATGGTTGAACTCAATAACGCTGCAGCCATTACTGTTACTGTGCCGACAAATGCGACTACTGCATTTCCTGTTGGATCACAGGTTAACATCTTGCAGACTGGCGCAGGTCAGGTGACTGTGGCAGGTGCTGCAACCGTGACGGTCAATGGAACTCCAGGGTTGAAACTTAGAGCACAGTGGTCTGCTGCAACTATCGTCAAGCGCGACACCAACACTTGGGTCCTGATTGGAGATACCTCAGCGTGACACCTCTACTTGGCATTTTTGCTTCAGCAAATACAACTGTTGCAACATCTTATGAATCTATTGCTGTTTCATCGGTAGGTTCTGGCGGAGCATCATCTGTTTCATTTACTTCAATTCCTGGCACTTATACGCATTTACAGATTCGTGCTATTGGAAGAGCAACTCGCGCAGGTTCTACTGATTCAGTCAAACTTCAACTTAACTCAGATACAACTACAAATTATGCCCATCACTTGTTATACGGCGATGGTACTAGCGCAATATCCTCTGCAACGACTAGCACATCATTTATTTATCCAGTTATTACAACCGCAGGAACAGACCTATCAAATACTTTCTGCGCTATGGTCGTAGATATTTTGGACTATACAAACACAAATAAGAATACAACTGTAAGGTCCTTAAGTGGTTATGATGTCAACGGAAGCGGTTATTCAATGTTCACTTCTGGGCTATGGCTTAACACCGCCGCAGTCACATCAATTAGTTTTGCCCCAGGTTCAAGTAACTGGGCACAATACTCACACTTCGCACTCTACGGAATAAAGGGGCCAGCATAATGCCAGCAGGACCAACATACGAACCGATAGCAACGACTACGCTAGGTAGCAATACTGCAACCATAACATTTTCTTCTATAAGTGGTAGTTATACTGATTTGGTTTTAGTCAGCGCAAATGGTAATGCAGCAAACAGTGATAACGATATCTACATTAGATTTAATTCTGATTCAGGTTCAAACTATAGCCGTACTCAAATGTTAGGAAATGGTACCACTGCTTCAAGTGGCAGATCCTCTAATAATACAGAAATTAGAATTGGACCAAGTTACAATAATACGGTCACTTCTACATTGATATCGCATATTATGAACTATTCCAATACAACAACTAATAAAACAGTTGTATCAAGATCTGGTCACGCATCAGGGTATACTCTTATTCAGGCTGCATTATGGCGTAACACTTCTGCAATCACCTCTATCACTTTAACCTTGCAAAATTCGCAATCTTTTGTTACAGGTTCAACCTTCACCCTCTACGGAATTGCGAGTGCATAACTATGGCTAATACATTCGTGGCAATCGCAACAACTACTGTGGGTTCAGGTGGGGCTGCAAGCATTACCTTTTCAAGCATCCCTGGAACCTATACTGATTTGGTTGTTAAGGCTAGTGTTCGTTCTGACCAAGCAAACATTGCTAACAGTTTAGGGATTCAATTTAATGGTTCAAGTGCAAATTTTACTTCTCGTTTTATTGAAGGAAGCGGCTCAACGGTTTCTTCTTTTACTTCAACAAACACTATTGGAAATGCTCAGGGTACTTCGTCAACATCTAATACATTTTCTAGTGTTGAAGTTTATATCCCTAATTATGCTGGCTCTGCAAATAAATCTTTTTCAGCAGATGGTGTGACCGAAAATAATGCTAGTACTGCTTACGCAACTTTAGGCGCTGGATTGTGGTCGCAAACTGCTGCTATTACTTCGGTTGCTATTGCTATGGGTAATCTCGTTCAATACTCAACCGCAACTCTATACGGAATCAAGAAAGACTAGGAAAGGAAAACAATGCCAACCAAACTCGTTGTAGATTGCTCAACAGGAGTAACTACTGAGGTAGAACTTACCGCTGAAGAAATCGCACAAGCAGAAGCAGATGCTCAAGCATTCGCTGTAGCAAAGGCTGCAGAGGAAGCAGAAGCACAAGCAAAGGCAGATGCCAAGGCATCAGCAGAAGCCAAACTTGCAGCACTCGGTCTAACCGCAGACGAAATCGCAGCACTTAACTAATTTAAGGAGTAAGTCTTGGCACCTTATGGTGACGACATCACAGAGGGTATTCCCTATACCCTGTCTAACCCTGCTGGCTCTACTAACTTTCAAGCCACAGGTGTTTCCTACGATATAGCCATCAACGGCTTGCCATTCTTTCTGGCTGCCAGCGATGATTCACCCTATCGTCGTGTCACGGCTCAGTATCGTAAGCAACAGTATGACCAGACCCGTGAGGCTGGCGAGCAGTCTCTAACTGGTTGGTGGTTTAGATCTCAGTCATCATTTCATCTAGGTGCTGGTATCAAATACTTTGAACCTGCTCAGGATGAATCACTGCGCTTCCAGTTTACTGAGTCTAAAGGCTTAGATGTCTGGACTAAGGGACAGGCTACCCTGCTAAATACTACAGTCAGGGCTTTAACCAGCGCCAATACTCCGATAATCGTTGGTGCCAATGATGGAACTAATGACTGTCTAGTTGTAGCAGATGGCTCTGCCTTGAAGAAAGTTACGATGAGTAATGATACTCCTACTGACTCTACCTATACCCAAGCAGGAACTCCATCTACAATCCTTGATTTAACCACTGATGGAATCAGATACTGGTTTATCAATGGAACTCACGTCCATCGTGGCAATATCGGTGGAACTACAAGCGATGTTGAAACCTATAACGCTTCATCTACAACCAGTGCCAGAATTAAATATGTAAAGCAACGCCTGATTGCTACTATCAATAATAAACTTTATGAATTAAATGCTACCCATACTGGCGGTGGCGCTCTACCTACAGATCACTATACCCATCCGCAGACTGACTGGATTTGGACTACTATCTCAGAAGGCCCTAATGCTATCTATGTAGGTGGCTATAGCCGTGAGAACTCATCTATCTATAAGATTACTTTAGATTTGGCTAATGCTAATGCTCTTGGTTTCCCAGAGTTAAGCATTCCTTCGGTAGTTATAGACCTGCCTGAAGGTGAAATCATCAACACCTTTGATACCTACCTTGGTACCTACGCAATACTATGCACTAACAAAGGCGTTCGAGTAGGCGCTATAGGCAATAGTGGTGATGTCTCTTATGGACCGCTACTGTTTGAAACAGAGTGTACTGATGTGGCCTTTAGAGATAAGTTTGCTTATGTATCTACCAAGCAGGGAAGCGAATCAGGTCTAGTCCGTATTGATTTATCACAGCCAGTAATTCCTAATAGCCTTGTCTTTGCCTATGCTTGGGATGCTTGCGCCTCTGGCGAGACTACTACCAGTAACTCAGTAGCCTTTCTTGGTGGCACAGATCGTGTAGCTTTCTGTGTTCCAGGCGATGGTGTATGGGTTGAATCATACGGGGTCAAGGTTGCATCTGGTTATCTAAAGACTGGCTTTATCCGCTATAACACTCTTGAAGGTAAGTTATTCAAACTACTTACCCCGCGTATTGATACCACTAATGGTAGTTTAAGTATCTCATCTATCGGCTATGACTATACCGAATATGCAATCGGTTCTTTTGCTGAAGAGTCTACTGTTTCTGAAATCGGTATCCCTTACCCGCAGGGACCTCAAGAATACTTAGCCTTCAAATTTACACTGACCCGCGATGCTAGTGACAGCACTCTTGGACCGCTATTTACTGGCTACCAGCTCAAGTCTCTACCAGCAGTACCTCGTCAGAGACTTATCCAATATCCATTATTCTGCTTTGACCACGAGAGCGATAAGTTCGGCGTGGAAGTTGGCTATGAAGGTTCTTCTTGGGACCGTATGCAACAACTAGAAGCAGTAGAAAACGCAGGCGACACCATCCGAATAGAGGACTTCCGCACAGGAGAATCCTTTATTGGCCTGATAGAAGAGATGGACTTCATCAATAAAACCCCACAAGATAAGAAGTTCTCTGGTTTCGGAGGCTTACTTGTAGTGACAATACGGAGCGTATAAATGACACCTACAGAATGGGCAACCCTGGCAGTAGCCATAATCACAGTCATTGCTGGATTTGCTGGCGCTGTGCGCTGGTTAGTTAAGCATTATCTATATGAACTACGCCCCAATGGTGGCTCAAGTGTCAAAGATAAAGTCAATTTGCTTGAAGAAAAAGTTGAGATACTGACCGATCTAGTCAAGGAAGCATTGAGGAAATGAGTGATGAAACCTGTTGCAAAGAGTGCAACACCTGCAGCCATTGCCGTTCTAAGGCAGGCAACTGCGCTTGCTCCAAAGCGCAAGAAGGTATCGGATGGCCTGCTGCCAAGCAGGGCTCACATCAAGGCAAATCCTAACTCTGACCACAATACAGGTCACGCAGTAGACCTAAGCCACGACCCGCATAATGGGATTGATTGTGGTGATATCTACCAGAAGCTCAAGGATGATAAGCGAGTTTCATATCTAATTTTTAGTGGACGTATCTGGTCTAAGGAAAACGGAGATCGTGAGTACGACGGACCAAATAAACACGTCAGTCACCTGCATATTTCAATCAAGGAAGAACACGACAAGGACACCAGTCCTTGGTTTCCCTGGTTGGAAAAGGCAAAGAGGACTCCGAAGGATGCCCTTACTGTGGCAAAGTCGAAGACCTTTAAGCCTAAGAAGAAGACAGCAAAGGCTCCTAACAAGAACAAAGTTCTTAGAAGGAAGTCATTGTTAATGTCCTTATTCAAGAAAGGAAAGTAATGAAGAAACTTGTAAAGAAATTGAAGAGCAAAGAGTTCAAGGCTGCACTCAAGTCTTATCTCCGCGCTGTTCTAGCATCAGCAGCAACTATGGCTATTGCTTTAGCAACTGACGTTGCTCCAGAGTATGCAATTCTTATCGGTGGTCTTACTGCCCCTATCGTAAAGTGGGCTGATAAGGCTGAGGCTGAGTTCGGAAGAAAGTACGACGCTGCCAATAAGTAGTTTGTAGATAGCGCGAGGCAAAGGCCCTCATCCCTAACGGGGTGGGGGCTTCTTTTTTTATGCCTAAAAACTATTCTCGTTCTTGTCTATGGGACAAGGCACCTTGACTAGGTTGCCACAGTTAGCACAGCTTCCATCTAAACCCCACCAAGCAATCTCATAGTCTTCAAACTGAGCAAAGATATTAAAGACTGTAGAGCCACAAGAGCAGGCGTGGACTGGTCCTAAGATTCTAAGGTTAGCTGCCTGTATTGGTGGCAGAGGAGTGCTATATTTCAGCAGCCGAAGTAGACGGAACAACACTCAGTTCACGGCTCCTTCCTGATGTCAGTCGCCTCTCGCCGCCTCTAGGCGGCT